TCGGAGAGGTCCAGCAGACGATCAAGGCCCTCAAGGATTCGGGCAAAGGTCTTGCCGACCGTTTGGCTGACATCAACAAAGAGCGGCAAAAGAACCTCACTATCGAGGAAAGGGCCACCCTCATGGAGAAGGAGCGGGCGCTGAAGGCGTCGGCCTCTTTGTCCATCCTCACTGCGCTTGATGAAGCCGCTAAAGGTGCCAAGAACATGGACCAGGCCCTCGCCAAGTTTGGCGACCGGCGGAAGGAGTTCGAGGGCGACCTGAATGCGATGGGCCGGTCGTGGACCAGCAACGCTGCTGCGGCCAAGGGTGCCATCGAGGAAACCATCAAGAGCATAAATACCGGCTTACTCAAGGCCGGCAAACAAGAACTCAAGATAAGTAGCAAGGAGATCGAGGAAGCACTCAAAGACCCGGCAAAATTCCGTGAGTTGGGCGCAAAGCTTTCCAAAGCCGACCAGGAATTGGCAACGGCCCAAAAGGCTCAGCTTGATCCAATGAGCAAGCTGAACCAGTCGATGATGGAAGTCAACGACACCATCAGAAACTATAGCCAAAAGGCGCTAACCCACCTGATGGCTCTGGTAGGCACCACCGGCCTAATCGCCACTCTTATTGTAACCACTCTTGGTAAGGGCCTGTTAAGCCTGATCGCCCTCAACCGGCAGGGCTTGGGCTTGATGATAAAGAGCATACCCCTTGTCGGCGGTCCATTAAACAAGGTGCTTACCAGTATACCCCTAATAGGCAGCACCTTCAAAGATAGAGGCGATGACGCGCTCGCAGAGGCGCAAAAGAAGGCAGCCCAACCCACAGGACCGAAACCCGCTCCTGGGCCTGGGCCTGCGCCTGGTGCGCCGCCTGCACCCGCCGCCCCGCCCACCACCCTCAGCAGCGACGATATTACGCACAGCCTGCTCGATAAGGGCTTCATCATCACCCATGACCTCCTCCGAGGCATCCTCAACTGTGTCTGCCAGGCCGCACGGGAAGCCCAAACCGCTTCCGCCACTGCCAAAGCCCAGACCAAACTACAAGCTGAAGGCTACGACAAGCTGACCGAGGCCCAACTGGCGGCGAGGGCAGATGCCAAAGCAGCCGAAGCAAAGAAGAAGGTCTTGGACAAGGGCATGACCACGCAGCAGGCGGAATATACTGCTGGGGCTGCCGCCCAAAGAGAAAAGACCAAGGCATATATCGCCCAGGGCATGACGCCCAAAGAAGCCGCCAAGAAAGCCCAGGCGGAACGCCTTGCAACGATGACCCCTGGGGCCAAGGAGGAACTGACACGGAGGGCGGTCGAAAAGGCGGGTGCCGGGGCAGCGGCCAAAGGTGGTGACGACAAGGCCATCGAGGCAGCCAAGGCCCATGCCAAGAACATGAAGGACGAGGAAAAGTTCTTCAAGAAATATAAGTCCGGGACGGGACCACTGAGCGAACGAACCCTCATCAAGAAGGAAGCCGCCAACGTCAAGGCAGATAAGGCCAACCTGGCTGAACAGACGGCGGCTGCCGGGGGCAAGGGCGGGGGCGGCGGTGCGCCTCCAGCAGTAGGCGGCGATGTGACTGGTGAGGATAAAGGCTTACTCGAAAAGATAGCCGATCTAAAGACCATGCTGCCGATGCTGGCCAAAGCCGCTGTCACCTTGACGGCGATTGCCGCCGGCCTGGTGCTTTTTGCCGCCGTGGTTATGAAGTTCTCCCAGATGGTCATGGGAGCCTTCAACCTTACCCCTGCTAAAGCCGTAGAAGCGGGGGCCACTGCCGCCGCCATTATCGGTGCCGGCGCAGCTATCGCCGCCGGTGTGGCCGCTGCGGCAACGGGTCTGGCCATCCTGGGTGGTATGCCGGGGCAGACAGAAGACGGGAAGACCAGTCCTGGCTTCAATGCGGATGAGATCAAGAAATATATGTGGCAGGGTGCCAAGAATCTGCTCATCATGACCCCGGCGGTGCTGACCCTGGCCCTGGCGGTGATGGTGATGGCCGCTGCCATTAACAAGATCGGCGGCTTCAACTGGCTGTCGGCCATCCAGACTGCGGGCAACATCGGTGCCATGCTTGGTGCCGCCGCTGCCATCGCTGCCGGAGTAGCGGCAGCGTCTCAGGCGTTGGCCACGTTGGGGGGTGCGCCGGGCGTGGACCCGGAGACGGGCCAGAAGACGCCGGGTTTCGACCCGATGCAATATAAGAAGGAAATGTGGAAGGGGGCCAAGAACCTCCTCATCCTCACCCCGGCCATCATTGCCCTGGCCGTTGCCACCCTCACTATCGTTCGTGCAATTATGGCTATTAGTGGCTTCAACTGGAAAGCCGCTATTGAAGCCGGCGGAAATGCCGCCGCCCTTATTACTGCCGCCGCAGCCATCGCCGGTGCGGTGTCCCTGGCGGCGATGGGCTTGAAGCTGCTGGCCAAACTCGACGCCAAGTGGCGTGAGGAAATGTGGACAGGTGCCAAGAACTTCATGATCCTGGTGCCGGCCATCGTCGCCCTGTCAGCAGCAACCCTCGCCATCATCCGGGTCATCCTCAAGATCACCGGCATCAGTATCGCCACCGCCTCCAAGGCTGCGGTTGATGTTGCCGCTCTTATTGCAGCCTCCACTGTCATAGCCGCCGCCGTTTACGGCGCTGCCGAGGGCCTGAAATGGTTCTCCAAGGTTCCCTGGAAGAAAATGGCTAAGGACATGGCCATAGGGGCTGCGGCCTTTATGATTGTCGTGCCGGCCATCACCCTCATCGCCGCCATCACCTTATGGGCCGTCAAGAAGATCATCAGCGCCACTGGCATGAGCATGGGAGCGGCTGCCAAAGCCGCCATCAACCTCGCCATCTTGATGGGCGCTGTCGCCCTCATCGCCCTCGCCACCATTGCCGCCGGAGCCGTCCTCGCCGCCCTGGGCATGTTTATCTGGGACGGTGGTATTACTGCCGCCACCATTGCCGGCTTTATGTTGCTGGGCGGCTTGGCCCTTATGATCGTGACGCCGGCCATCGTCTTTATTGCCGCCGCCGTGGTCAAGATCGCCCAGGCCGTTCTGGGGGCGATGGGTATTGACATGAATACCGCCGCCCAGGCGGCGCTCCAGGTGGCGGTCATCATCGCCGCAGCGGCCCTCATTGCCGCCGCCGTTATTGTTGGAGCGGTGGTCCTGGCCATTCTTGGTGTTCTCGCTGCGGTGGCCGTTGTTCTTGTGCCCCTCATGTGGCTAGGCGTTGCCGCCTTTAACATGCTGTCCTCCCCCATCGTGGGCCTGGTTGCAGCCATGTTTGAGTTTGGCAAAGCGGTAATGGAAGCATTCCCGCCGGAGGAAGCAAAGAAGATTGCGGACGCCCTGGTTTCGACCTTTACTGCCGCCGGCCTGCTGGCGCTCGCCATCGTCGTGTCGATGCCGATATTGATACCGCTGGGCCTACTGTGGATCGTGGCCTGGTTCCTGTCCAAGCTGATGTGGTTGGGCGTTAAGGCGTTGGGTTATCTGGGTCAGCCCACCGTAGGTTTGGCCTTGGCGATGCTTGACTTGGGCCGGCAGATCACCGAGACAGTCAGCCCCGAAGAGGCTCAGAAGATTGCCGACGCTGTGACCACCATCATGAAGGCGGCGGGTCTTATTGCCTTCCATCTTATCAAGTGGATGCCGGTCCTACTCCTGCTGGGCATCCTGAGCTTCCTGGCACCGCTTATCGCCGGCCTGATGTACCTGGGTGCGGTGGCATTACTCATTTTGTCGGCCCCTGTCATCTTCTTCAGCATGGCGATGCTCTCCTTGGGCAAAGCCATGACCGCTTCCTTCAGTGCCGAGGCGGCTGAAACTGTGGCCACGGGGGTGGAAGCTATTGCCGACGCCACCTGGCGGATCGTGTCCGCCCTCAAGGGCTTCATGCCGATGCTAATGGGCATGGCGTTCCTTATCTTCTTCGCGCCATTCATGGCAGCGATGATGTATTTGGGTGCAGTGGCCTTCCTTATCATGTCGCCGCCCGTTGCCTTCTTCGCCATCTCCATGATGCGGCTGGGCGAGGCGTTACTAAACACCTTTGACGCTGCCGAGGCTCAGGAAATCGCCAAGGGCGTAACGGCCATCAGCCAGGCCACCGACACGTTGGTTCAGACCTTCAAGGGTTGGATGCCGTGGCTTGCGGCAATGGGCTTCTTCTCCTGGTTCGCCGGTTTCGCCGTTGCCCTGCTTTATCTGGGGGCGGCAGCATTCATCGCCCTTTCCAAGCCCGTTGCTTATTTCGCCGTGTCCATGATGTCCCTTGGCCAAAGCCTGGTTGAAGAGTTTTCGGCGGACATGGCTGAAGAAATCGCACGAGGAGTCGTGGCGATTAGTACGGCCACGGACACCATCGTAAAGGCGTTCCGTTCGTGGATGCCGTGGCTGGCGGTCATGGGCTTCTTCTCCTGGTTCTCCGGCTGGGCTGTTGGCCTGATGTGGCTGGGTGCCCAAGCCTTTATAACCCTTTCTCAGCCCGTTGCCGCCTTTGCCACCGCCATGATGCGACTCGGCAAGCGGATGATGGCTGAGTTCTCGGCGTCTCAGGCGGAAGAAATAGCCAAGGCTGTCCAAGCTATCAGCGATGCGACCGACACCATTGTAAAAGCGTTCAAGTCGTGGATGCCTTTCCTCAAGTGGATGGGGTGGTTGTGGTGGTTCACTGGTTGGGCGGCTGGCCTGATGTGGCTGGGGGTCATGTCGTTTATGTCCTTGGCACAGCCCGTGGCGGTCTTCGCCATGAGCATCATGCGCCTGGGCCGGGACATGATGCGTGGCTTCTCGGCAGCCAAAGCGGAAGAAATAGCGAAGGGCGTGCTGGCTATCAGCGAAGCCACGGACACGATTGTTGGTGCATTCAAATCATGGATGCCCTTCCTCAAGTGGATGGGTTGGCTGTGGTGGTTCTCCGGTTGGTCCGCCGGCCTGATGTGGTTAGGCGCGATGGCCTTCAACGCCTTAACGCAGCCGGTACTGTATTTCATGGTTTCCATGATGGAGTTCGGTGACTTCCTGACGAGCCGCTGGAGTGCGGACGACGCCAAGGAAATATCCGAAGCCGTGAGCGCCATCGTGGATACCACCAACACCATTGTGGAGGCGTTCAAGGGCTGGATGCCGTACCTGAAGTGGATGGGCTGGCTGGCCCAATTCTTCTACCCATACGCCAAGGTTTATCTCGACCTGGGTGCTTGGGCGATGGTGCAGTTGTCGATCCCCGTGTTGTACTTTGTCTACAACATGATGCGCTTCGGTGACTTCTTAACCCAGAATTGGGACGCCCAAGCCGCCGAAGAGATTGCCGCCGCCGTCAAGGCCATCATGAAAACGACCGAAGTAATATTGCGGTCGTTCCAGGCATGGATGCCCTATCTGGCGTGGTTGGGCTTCCTCGACACCTTTATTTCGGTCGGTTCGGCCTATTTGTGGCAGGGTGCCTTCGCCCTAATCCGAATGATTAGGCCGGTCGGCTTCTTCGTCTACTGGCTCATGCGTTTTGCCGATGCACTGACCCAGGAATGGGACGCCGCTGCTGCTAAGGAGATTGCCGACGCCATCAAGGCAATCATGAAGGCCACGGATATTATCGTCAGGCAGTTCCAGGCGTGGATGCCCTATCTGTCGTGGCTGGGGGTGTTGGACAAATGGATCGGGGTCGGGTCGAAGTATCTGTGGGCCGGGGCGTTCGCCTTTATGAAGCTGGCCGCTCCGGTGTACTTCTTCGTCTGGTCGGTGATGCAGTTTGGCGAAGCCATACTGGATATTGCCGACCCATCAGAAACAGAAGAAATAGCAAAGGCGATGCAGGGCTTGGCGACGATGGCCAAGGAACTCGCCAAGGCAATGGACGTGATGATGAACAGCATCGTACCGTTGACGGAGACGGGCTGGTTCTGGCAGCGGAAGTCACCTGCCGAGCAACTTTACGAAGCCGGTGTCAAGTTCGCCCAATGGTTCCCCGGCATTGCTTACATGCTGGACTACGGCATCATCAGGCCCATCGAAATATACTTCCGTGACTTCAAGCGACTGGAAGATGCCGCCAAGTCCGTCAAGGCGATGGGCGAAGTGCTGAAGGAAATACCGCCGGTCATGGACATCATGGTGGATAAACTGGTGCCGCTGACCCAGGGCGGTTGGTTCAGCGAAGCCCCAATGGCCCAGATCGTTAAGATGGCCCCGCAGTTCAGCGAGTGGTTTACCGAAATTGCCTACTTCTTGGACCAGGGCATTATATCCCCGATCCTGTACATCCTGGGCAACCCACGGGACATGCAGATAGCGGCGCAATCCCTGAAGGCCACGGCGGAAATGCTGACGGTCCTGCCGGATGTCATCAACCTGACCGTGAAGAACGTGGTGCCGATGAAGCGCATCGCCGCCCGACTCAGGAAGATGGGCTTATTCGAGGTATCCAACATCTACAAGGCGTTCTTCATCGACCTTTTCTGGTTCCTGAATGATGCCCTGATCGACCCGATCCTGTACATCCTGGGCGATCCACGCGACATGCAGATAGCGGCGCAATCGTTGAAGGCAACGGCGGATATGATCCGTGCCCTGCCGGATGTTATCAACACCACGATCAAGGAAGTGCTGCCCCTGAAGCGGGTATCCACAAGGCTTCGTCGCATGGGCCTTTTGGACGTGGCCAACGTCTACAAGGACTTCTTCATAGACCTGTTCTGGTTCCTCAACGATGCACTCATCGAGCCGATCCTCTACATCCTGGGCGACCCACGCGACATGCAAATAGCAGCGGCCTCGTTGAAGGCGACGGCGGAAATGATGAAGGCGCTGCCGGATGTCATCAACATGACGATCAAGCACGTCCTGCCGATTAAGCGCCTGGCTCGTCGCTTGCAGCGTGCCGGTTTGTTCGACGTGGCCAACATCTACAAGGCGTTCTTCATCGACTTGTTCATGTTCCTTGACGAAGCGCTCATCACTCCGATTCTGTTTATATTGGGCGACCCACGGGACATGCAGATAGCGGCGCAGTCCTTAAAGGCGGCGGCGGAAATGATGACGGCCCTGCCGCCGGTGATCTCGAACACGGCGATGGTGGTTGAAAACCTGGCGCAGTACAACTCGCTGCTGGACCGCATGATTGGCCTGGTGGACACGGGTTCTGACATCTATCGGGACTTCTTCATCGGCCTCTTCCATTGGCTCGATACCGGCATCATCACACCGATCTTCGATTACCTGGGCGACCCACGCGACATGCAGATCGCCGCCCAGAGTTTGTCGGCCACGGCGGCGGTGGTGAAGATGATACCGAGGTTCATCGCTGAACTGGCTGGGGTGGCTTCCTTGCTGGAAGGCGGCTGGTGGTGGGACTCGCCGCTCAAGAAGATGGGCGACAAGATCAAGGTGTTCTCCGACTGGTTCCAGGGCATCGCCTGGGGCCTGGGTTACGGCATATTCTACCCGATCAAGACCTTCTTCCCGAAGCCGGAGGAAGTGCAGATGGCCCAGCAGCAGCTACAGGGCATGGTGGAAGTCATCAGGATGTTGCCACGGTTTATCGAGCAGATGGCCGTTGAGATGGCCGAGATTCAGAAGAAGCCGTGGTGGAAGGACGCCGACAAGATCAAGAGCGACATCCAGGTATTCTCCAACTTCTTCCAGTCCATCGCCCTGGCGCTGGGGCTGGGTATTATCATGCCCATTCGGTTGTTCTTCCCGGACAGCAAGGAGTTTGAGGAAATCAACGCACGGCTGGACGCCGTATCCGATATGTTGCCCAAGGTGCGGCACGTCATCGACACCCTGATGAAAGAGATCGTCAGCCTGGGTGGCGATGTCACGGTGGCCCAGAAGATGCTCAGCACCGCCTGGGACGTGTATTTCTTCGCTGTGTTCTTCAGGAACATTGCCTGGAACATCAAGGCTGGCATGATTGACCCGGTGCGGGAATTCTTCCCGCCGGCCAGAGTGTTGCAGGAACTCAACCTACGCCTGGAAGAAGTCAGCAAGATGATCCCCAAGGTGCGTGATGTCATCAACAAGATGATGGGGGCAATCGAGGACTTCGGCGGCTTCTTCGCCGGTTGGTGGCGCATAATAACAACCGCCTGGAAGATAGCGGACTTTAGCCGGTTCTTCAGGCTGGTGGCCTCCGGCATTTACTACGGCATGATATTGCCGGTTTGGGTCTATTTCCCGCCGTCGCAGATCATTCAGGAGCTTGTCAAGAGGCTTGAAGCGGTCCAAGACCTTATCCCGCTGGTGCGCAAGACCATTCAACTGATGATGAGCGAGATCGAGAAGTTCGGGCAGGAGTTTACCTCCTGGGAGGGGATGGTTAAGAGGGCATGGGATGCCTTTAGGTTCGCTGCTTTCTTCAGGAGCCTGGCCTTCAGTATCAGCTATGGCATAATTGATCCCATCTGGCGGTATTTCCCGCATTCGATGCTGCTTGAAGAGATCGTGAAGGAAATAGACGCCGTATCGAGGATACTACCCAAGGTGAACGAGGTTATCGACTCCCTTACCGGGCAGATGGACAAGCTCAACACCGGCCCCAATTGGGATTTGGACCTTGCCGCCTCGACTGACAAGTTCGCCAAGTTCTTCAAGGGAGCGGCAGAGGCGATACGCACAGGCATAATCGACCCCATCAAGCAGAACTTTGCTGACACGCAGGAGCTTGAGGGAGTAATAGAATCGTTGGAATCCCTCAACCGTGTATTGGGGGCCTTGGACGAGGTTTTGGCCACCCTCAGCGGCACTATGGACGGCATGGCCAACCTCAATCTTGATCTTTCGGGCCTGAGCAACGTCAATTTCGGGGAAATCAACGATGTGGCGCAAACTTTGGCCCAAATGCCGCCCCTGGACGCCGGCCAAATGGCGAATTTCATGGCCGGGGGTGCTACGACCGCCAGCTTCATCAATCCCGCAGAATTTGGCCCTGGAGGGCCTGGCGGACCCCCTGGCGGCGTAGTTACACCTGCGCCGGCACCGGGAGGGGGCGAAGATACGGCTGCTGAGATGGGTCAACAGGTGGGGGAGGCATTGCTCAAGGCCAATATACGAAATATGGCACCTGGAGCAGCCCCAGGCACTCCCAAGAAGACTCAAAAAATACAGGATGATGTCGTTGCGGACCTCCTGCGTCTCCTAATCAGCACCATGACCTATACCCAGAAGACGCAAAACAGGTTCTCCGAACAAACAATGGCCCATAACGCCGACATAAATACCCAGACGCAGGTGCAGGGAACGGATAAGGCTTTGAAGGGGTCGGCGGAAATAACTGCTGCGGGGCTGGAGCGAACCACCGACACCCTGGATACCAGCATCAGCGGGATCGCCGGAGACGTGCGGACGAGCGTGGCCGATGCGAACCGGACTCTGGCCAACACCCTCAACCAACGGTTAGGGGAGATGGCATCGCGCCCGGCAGCAGCCAGCCAAAATGCCACTCAGCCCCGCCAGCAGCAGCAAGCCAACCAAAGTATGACACGCCTGGCCGAGCAGGGCACCACCCGTGGCAGTATCTTCGTTGCCGACGTGGAGACGCTGGGTGCCATTGAACGGCTGAGTGAGAAGTTGACCGCCGGCAATACTGGCCTGCGCATAGGCCAGGCTGCCGAGCCGCCGGCCACCCAGGTCGCCACCGCTCAGTCGATGACCGATCTGCACCAGGCGATGCAGCAACGATATGCCACGGACCAGGCTCCGGGCGGCACGGGTCCGATTGCCGAAATGAGCGAACTGACGAGACTTACGGCGCAGGCGCTTGCCGTCGAGCAGGAGCAGAAGGAACTGCTGGAAAAACTGGTCAGCTTCTTCAGGCCGACCCCGCCCCCGGTGACGGGCACGGGCGGCGAGCCACGTCGCACCCAGAACCGGACCATACCGGGTCGTCCTGCTCGCTTCCCGCAGATACCCGCCGGCCAGGCGGTCCAGAGCGCCAACTTAGGTGTCCTGCCCAATAACTTCGCCAACACCTAAGTTTTGCAGGTGATACTCATATATAAATGAGCCAGCACCATCTCTTCCTCACAACCACAAGGATACTATGCCACAAGGTACAAATGGGAGCGGCGCTCTCGTCAATCTGGAAAAATGCACCATCCAAATCCCACAAGGACCGACGATCAGGCTTAACGTCCTCCCGGATATTTCGGACTCCAAACAGGCGTCGTATTCGGACGAATCGGTAATCGGTCGCGCCTTCCCGTTGAAGACGTTTTCGCACGGCGATAACCGCAGCATCTCCATGACGGTACACCTGATCGTCTGCACGTCGCAAGACCTCGACAAGAATCTTGGATATTTGCGGGCATTGGAGAGCTTGGTTTATCCGGGGCAGGGTACAAGCTCGACCCCTTATGTGCCGCCGCCCATCGCCAAGATACAGTGCGGGCGGCTGTTGGCGGACGGCCCCATTTGCGTCGTGCTGAAAAGCTACTCAGTTAAATTCCCGACAGAAGTGGCCTGGGACGCCGATAGCTACTTACCGTATAAGTTCGATATAGATTTGTCGTGGGAAGTGGTATACGACAGCAGTAATTTGCCGGGGCAGGAGAGGATCATACAGACCGGAGGATAAATGGCCAACACGCTTGAGAAGTCGCTAATCAATGCGGGGCAGTATGTGCCCCCGACCAGTCGGTACACCAACTCGGAGGTAATTTATTACACCGACTTGAAGCGCATTACGTTCGCCACCTACAAGCGCAAGGAATTTGTACCCTCCGACAAAGACCGATTCATGACGGTGAGCAAGGGCTTGGAATTCAGGCCGGATTTGGTGTCCCAGCGGGTATACGGCTTCTCCGATTACTGGTGGAAGATCATGGAAGCCAACGGCATATTTGACGTATTCGACTTCAAGGCCGGCACCAATATCAGGATACCGACTGCTACCAACTTGATGTTATAGGAGAATTATGGCTTGTTCCTTTCGATGTCTGCAAACCTACCAAGTGCCGCCGCCCTCGATAGGCGACCGCACCAGCGGCGGGCCGGAACCCGAAGCGGTAGCGGCACCCTACGCCATTATTTCCTTGATCCAAGGTGGCGGGGCCAATATGTCCGCCGGCACGGGCAGCTTGGCGAGCAGCAGCTTCGTAACGGTGGGCAACGAGTCTGCGCCGGCGGTCCATAACACTGCCGTGCTGGCATCCTTGCAAGTGAGCGTGTCCGGGGCTGTCGAAACGGTGGCCGAGGTCATTGATGAGGAGGGCGGTGAGTTCACCGAGTTTGCAAGCATGGTGTACTCGGATATTACCAACGGCCAGTTCTCGATGCTGGCGGATTTCGGCTGGATTAGAAAGAGTTGCAGCACCGGGGCGGTCCAACCTTATTATCTTTCCATGCTCCCACAACCATTTGGAGGTTATATCTACGGGGTCATCCACGATATGGAGATTCAGTACACGGCGGGTCGGGTGAAGTTCACCATCAAGACCAAGCACCCGTTCGAGGCCAGTGCCAGCTACCGTGTCAACTTCCCCTTCGGCAGCGAGGACCAAAGGATGAGGCTGGTCCCTGCGATAAATAGCCTTCACAGCCGCAGCAACCCGCCGGTTCAACGGGTGGTGTTTAGCCGCATGACCAACGGCCAATCGCAGCCATTTTCCTTCAGGAACAGCGAGGGCGGTCGCAACGGCCCGTACAGTGCATGGGCGGCGAACCAGCAGCAACCTCTGGCGGCAGCGAGAAATTGGCTCAACAGCCTGACGACCGACCGCAACAAGGGCATCTATACGATCCTCAATTCGATGGACCCGCAGCCCACCGTGACCTTCCGGGAAGACCCCACTCCGGCCTGCAACGAGAACCCTCAGATGGGGCAATATTGGGGAACCTACATCGTCAACGGCGGCGACTGCACCCCGGTTATTTCCTTCGAGCCGAAGACCAATTATATGTTCGCCATGAACCTGAACCCTGGCAACGTCACGGGTGGTCCGGGCGGGTTAGCGCAGCGAATGCTCACTACCCGGCTGCCTGCGCAACAGCAGCAGCAGCGACAAACGGCTGACTGCCGGCCCGTGCGCAGCCGAACTGCGACTCCGGCTTCTGGTATTCAGACCTTCATTGCGCCGCCGCAGAGTGACATCAACTGGCGTCCGCCGGCCTTGGTTGCCGAGAGGCTTCAGCAATCCATCGACGCCCACCTGGCCACGCAGCGCAACACCAACGCCCTGTATAAGCCTATTAACGCCGAGCTAAAAATACAGGGCGACCCAAGATACACCAACAACAACTTCGTCAACGCCTCGTGGCGGATAGGGATTATCGTGGTCAATCCATTCCGAGTCGTGCGAGGCAATGAAAACTGCGACTGGTTGGCGAACCCGCCCTGCAACAACATCTTTTCCTCCGATAAGTGGAAGGTCATGGGTGCAGACCACCAGATTGCCAAAGGCTCATACACAACGACCATTAAGGTATTCTTAGACCAAGTAGGACAATAATGGAGAGACTGGAACCGCTACCCGAAAACATCAGTATACCGGAGAAGATCAGCCGCCTGCACGAAGACCTGCAAAGGCTCAAGGAAGAACTGCACCAGACGCAAATCAATCTGGCAGATCAGTACGTCCAGAAAAGCCACTTCATGGTGGTGCCGCAGTCCGAACAGCAAATGGGCATCTGCACGGCCTTAGTCGTGGACACCATTGACATCTGGAAGCAGAACCGGGTTCGTTTCTTTTGCCCCCTGTTCCATGACCCGCTGCGGCCCATCAAGTCCTTGCCCTGGGCCTTCCCGGTTTCTCCCTTCGGCGGTTTCGATGACAGCGGCGTGACCTGGGTGCCGCCCGCCGGCTCCACGATCTGCATTGTCTTCGAGGGCGGGCAAAGAAACTCCCCTTATTACATCGGCACCACCTGGGGCCGGGACCGGGGGCCATCCGGCAACCACGTCTGGGGCGTCAACGTCGATGAATATTATCGCATCTGGGAAGGCCACCGCCGGGGCTATCTGTGCGGTCCTGATGACGGCTCGCAAGTCCTGCCACCGTGGAACACCGAGAATTATAACGGGTTCGACATCAATTCGGTGTCGGACTTTGACAACAATCCCGAAGCCCAGAAGCGCATCACCTATCCCCACATCTACGGCTTCAAAACGCCCGAAAAGCACATGCTGAAGATGGTGGACGGCGACCCCCGCTGCAACCGCCGCTGGAAGCGCATTGAGCTTATGTCCGGGTGCGGCAACTGGATCATGATGAAGGACGACCATCTCCACTTTGCCGGCCAGTGGGCGCATCCCACTTGCGGCGGCGGTCCACCAGGGGATGTAAGTTGCTGGGAAGGAGTATCAAATCCCGACGCCAGCGAAGATGTTACGCGACAGCAAGGGCTGCTGGATGAAGGCGTGCCCCAATCGGAGGAGGGCACACAAAGCCAGGAGGACGTACTGGCCCAAATGGCTGCGGATGAATCCGGTGCCCAACCCCAGGATGTACCACCCAAGGAGAAGGACGAATGCGAAGGCGAGGAGAGCAGCAGCACGATTGTAGGTGGCCACCCCCGAACCCCTGGCGGCAACTGCTTGGAAAAGGACACCAAGTACGCCCACTCCCAGGTAGGTGCAAACCCGTTCTTCAAGCACCAGAATGAATGCCGCCCGTATCAAGCAATGGGCGCAGGGCCGAATAAATGTGAACTGCCCCAAAGCGGCATTCAACTTATGAGCATCAGTGGCCACACCATCGTCATGGACGACTCGGTAGAAGAACCGCAGGGAGAGCCAACCTGGGAACGGTCCCTTTACCCGTTTGACTTTGGTTGCAACGGAAAATATGTGGGTCGCATGTCTATTCGCTCGTCTACGGGGCATCAGATCATCTTTGACGACACGGAAATCTGTGCGGGCATCCGAGGCCCCGGCAACGGCATCAGGTTCCGCACCGCTTGCGGCAACCTCATTCAATTAGACGACGAAACCGTGTGCGTAGACCCCTGCGACAGCAAGAGCGATTCGGCGGGACAGTGCCCTCCGAACTACGCTGGCGAGGGCCGTGGCATTCTTCTGGAGTCCACCAGCCGCCACATGATCGAACTTCACGACGAGGGTAACAAGCAGTGCGCCCCGTGCCGGGCCTGCGGTGTTCCCCCGGAGAACAAGGCCGACCAGGCGTTTATTCGCATCCGCTCTGGCTACGGCCTTGAGATAAAAATGGCCGATGACGACGACCAGGAGAAAACCAAGCAGCAGTACATTCAGATATTTTGTCCGCAGAAGGACAACGAGGACCGTGGGCCGCACATCATGCGTTTCCAAGAGGCCAAGTCCGGCCCCGGTCAAATATTCATTAGGGCCGGTGGCGATTTCATCGTCTCGACCTACGATTTCTTGATTGAAATAGTGGGCGACCCGGACGAGAATCCGTCCGACAAGATGGAGATTGTCAGCCGGGACAAGATCGTGGACGTGAAGGAAGATTACCTGAACATCGCCAAACTGCATCTCTTCAAGGCTGACGAAGTGATATTGCTGTTGGCCGGGAAGGACTGCCCAGAACCGGACGGCACGCTAGGCCCCTGCGTCGGCCCGGTCATCGTATATTCCGAGGGCTGTCTGCGTCTCAGCGACCGTATTTACGGTTCGGCCTCAAAGGACGCGCCCCCTGCCTCCATCTTCATGCTCTCACCGTTCTGCGACATGAGCAACGGCGGGGGTAATGGCGGCGGCAATGGTGGGGGAGGCGGCGGCGGTGGAGGAGGTACATAATGCGATTCTTAGGAGCGCCCTACCCAATAACTACCCACCCCAGAGGTTTGTTACACGTCCAGTCCGGCATCGAGCAGGTCAAGTCGGACCTGTTGCAGCTTTTGTTGACCAATCCGGGCGAGCGAGTGATGCTTCCCGACTTTGGTACGCCGCTTAATACTCTGATATTTGAGCAGAACGATGGGATATTGGCGGAAGCCGCCAAGCACATGATTATCAACAGCATTCAAATGTGGGAGCCACGCATCACCATCGAGCAGATTGAGGTAAGCAACAACGTGCCGCTGGACGAACTCAACCCGTTGGATACGAGGACGGACATCGACCACATATTGAGCATTAAGATATTGTTCTTCGACCCAGAAAATATAAAGGACGTGCAGGAGTTAAGATTGGAAGTGCCATTGGCCAGCGCCTCAATGCCGATCAACGTCGCCCTAAATACAGGAGCGACCAGTGCCCAAAATACAGGAGTAACCAATGCCCAATGATTGTCCGGTAACACCGTTCGCGCAATCGCAAGCCAGCGCAACGCCAAATATATTCAACCTCAATTACACCAACCAGGATTTCTGGTCGATGAAGGCGAGGCTCATTGATTACATCCAGCAACAGTTTGGCGATCAATTTAACGACTTCGTGGAGTCGGACCTGGCCATCATGTTGATCGAGAATTGGGCCTTCCTGGCGGATACCCTATCCTTCAAAACGGACCAGATCGCCAACGAAGTGTTCATCGACACCGTAACGGAGATCGACAACGCTTTCAGGTTGGCCAAACTGGTTGGCTTCCAGCCGACGCCCCCGATTGCCGCCCGTTCGATGTGGAGCGCCAAAATCAACAACCCGCTCCTGCAAGATTTGACCATGCTGGCCCCGCTGGACGTGCAGGTAAATTTTGGCGACCAGAACATGACCATCGAACTGTACCCGGCGGATGCGAATAACAATCCGATTTTCGGCCAGGACATTCTGATCCCCGCCGGCAGCGTGGTCAATAACAGCATCGTCGGCCTGGAGGGCAATACCTATACCGACCAGTTCAACG